TGGGCAGTGTGATGTACGCAGCAGAACTCAACGAACACAACGAAGTCATCCGTGTCATCGTCGGCACACCCGAATGGGCGACCGACAACTTGGGCGGCACATGGGTCGAATCACCCAAAGCAGGCCCAGGCTGGCGTTACATCAACGGCGAGATCGTGCCACCCGAGGCACCCGACACCGAAGACTTGACAGACGTTGGTCTGTCGGACGACGAAGTATCGGGTTACGCATGACCTCCCTCGCGAAGATCCCCGCCAACCTCGACCTGGCCGCAACCATCGGATCAGACCTGATCTGAACGTGAGATATCATGCCGACCGTGACCTCGCATCCGACACCAACCTCGCCCGAGGTCGCAGTCGCTGTCCTCTTTGAGCGCCTCGGCCATGTCATCGCCGCGGTGGAAGCGCTAGACTGGAAACTGGACGCGCAGGACCGGAAGCGAACCGCAGCACTAGACGAGTTGGAAGCCAGGGTGGAGAAGATCGAACAGCAAACGAGCAACGTGAAGTGGTTCCTCGCCGGGATCGCAGCGTCAGGTGGGGCGCTCGGCGGCGGTGTAGCGGCGATGGTCGCTCAAGCCATGGGCGGCTGACCGGTGCTGACGGTCAAACTCAATGAGGCAGGCATCAAGCGGCTGTTATCAAGCCCTGACGGCGCCGTGTACGCCGATATCCGCAAGCGAGGCAACCGAGTGCTTCAGAGAGCACGAGTGCTCGCCCCGGTCGATCAGGGCCAACTGCGAGCGTCGCTGGCGCAGGAAATGCTCGTGCGTAATGGCGCGCCTATCGCGAGGATCGGCACGAACGTCAAATATGCGATCTTCGTTCACGAGGGCACCGGCGTCTATGGACCTCGCCGCACGCCGATCACACCGGTACGGAAGCGGCTGCTGTCGTGGCCGATCAAGAACAACACCGGCCAGGGTCGGCGACGCTACCGAGGTGGAGCGACGCAGCGCTACGCGTTTGCTAAGCAGGTGCAGGGCGTCAGACCTCGCCCGTTCCTCCGCAAGGCGCTCGACGCAGCGAAGTGAACGCTCACCGCACGAAGGTGACAGAATGAGGACATGACACGCCGCAAAGCATTCATGACCGCCGCCGCTCGACGCCGCATGGACCCCATCATCTGGGACATCGACGGCACCGAGGTCAGGCTGATCGCACGCACCGACATCGACCTAGTCGGAGTGCTGCTGACCGAACTCCAGAAGGACGCACCGGACGAGGCCGGGTTTGAGTGGGCGCGAGATAAGCGTGACGGTCTGCTGAAGTGCATCGCTGACTTCATCGAGCCTGACGATCGCGAGGCGTTCGTGGACCTGTCCGCCGATATCGACATCGCTCTCGTCGTAGAGATGGCGCAGGAGTTGCTGGTGGAGTACACCGGCCAGGGAAACCCTACCGAGCCTCAGTCGTCGTCGGATGGATCGTCGACGGATGGGCAGACTTCGACGGATGGTGCACCGCCCGAGGAGTTGACGCTATCGGTCTGAGCGCTGACCGGGCGTGTAACGCATACTTGTTCGCGCTGCGCGAGAACTCCAGCAGCGAGGACTGGCAGAAGATCGCTGACGCCCTGGAGCCGCCTCGTGACTGGATCGACCCGGCAACGAATGCGCCTCAGTGGTACGGCGATGACGACGACGCATGGGCCGAGTTTGAGCGAGCCATGCGCGCCTGATCGACCGGCTCCCGGGGTTGGCGTGCTTCGGGAGCCGGTCACCCAGCCTGGGCTAGCATGACGCCGTGACGCAGATCGCTGAGGCATATGTTGATGTTCGGGCGAACACGACTCAGTTTCGCGATCAGGTCAACAAGGACGTTGTCGATCCGCTCAAGCAGGTCGGCAAAGAGGCCGAGAAGGCTGAGAAGGCAAGCGGTGGGTCGTTCCGCAAACTTTCGGACAGCCTGACTCAGACCGGCAAGAAGATGACCGACTTCGGCAAGTCGTGGTCGCTAAAGGTGACCGCTCCGATCGTTGGTCTCGGCACTGCTGCGGTGATGGCTGCTGGCAACTTTGAGCAGTCCATGAACAAGGTTCGCGCCATCACAGGCGCGACCGACGATCAGATGAAAGCGATGTCGGATCAGGCCAAGGAACTTGGGCGCACGACCAGGTTTTCAGCGTCTGAGGCGGCTGACGCGATGTCGTTCCTCGGCATGGCTGGGTTCAAGACCGAGCAGATCATCGGCGCTATGCCCAAGACTCTGCAACTGGCCGCAGCGGCAAACATGGATCTTGCCTCGGCGGCTGACATCACGTCGAACATCCTCTCGGGCTACGGCCTGGAGGTGTCTGAACTCGGCAGCGCTAACGATGCGCTCGTCAAGACGATGACGCGCACGAACGTCGATCTTCGCATGCTCGGCGACTCGTTCAAGTTCGTCGGCCCGGTCGCCAAGGGTGCTGGGGTGGACTTCAACCAGACCGCTGCTGCGATCGGTCTCCTAGGCAACGCCGGTATTCAAGGATCGATGGCTGGCACGTCGCTTCGGCAGGTCATCGCTGCGCTTGTCAAGCCGACCGGCACGGCGAAGGCGGCGATGGATGAACTCGGCTTGACGGCTACCGACTCGGCAGGTCGTTTGCTGCCGCTCGATCAGATCATCAGACAACTGGAACCGCACGCAGAGAACACCGGCGCAATGATGACGATCTTCGGGTCTCGTGCCGGTCCTGCGATGATGGCTCTCGTTTCCCAGGGCGCTGACGCGCTGACGAACCTGACGCAGGAACTTGTCGATGCAGGAGGCACCGCGGAGCGGATCGCTGGCATTCAGATGGAGGGCTTCAATGGCAAGATGACCGAGATGAAGTCGGCCATCGAGGGTCTGCTCATCGCTATCGGCGAATCTGGCCTGCTGGACTTCATGACCTCGTTCGTGGGATCCATCACCGGCATTATTCAGAAACTAGCGAGCGCGAACCCGGCAGTGTTGAAGTTCGTCACCATCATCGGCGGTTCGTTGGCGATCATCGGCCCGGTCGTGCTCATTATTGGCAAACTCATGACGTCCATCGGCGCGCTCATCGCCATCGCGATAAAGGCTGGCGCAGCAATCAAGGCCTTCTTTACAGCGGTGTCAGTCGGGCACCCAATTCTGCTCGCGCTGACCGTTGCTATCGGTGCGGCTGTCGCGGTGTTCACTGTCTGGAACGGCAAGAAGAAAGAGGCAGCCGAGCGAACGAAGGCGTTCGCTGACGCAATCCGTGACGAGCGGATGGGTGTCGAGGGCGCTACCGGCGCTCTGATCTCTAACTCGCTCGCCGCCGACAAGACTCAGTCTGCGATCAAGTCGCTGGGTCTCACGAACGCTGATGTGACGCGCGCGATCATGGGTGAGAGCGTCCCGGCTTACGACGCTCTGCGCGCCGAGTACGACAGGGTGATGTCTAACGGCATGTCGCTCGATCAGCAGATGCGACAACTGGAGGCGACGTTCGGCGGCAACATCGGCGCGGCTCGTCAGTTGTTCGCTGAGGTGGACAAACTCGCCAAGGGCTACGACGAAGGAACCGCAGAGGCGAACCGCTATCGCGACATCACCGCAGAGGTCAATGCCATCGTGTCGCTAGCGAACGTCACCGCAGCCGACTACGCGTTCATCCTCGGCGATGTCTCCACAGCGACTGCTGAGGTCACAGACATGTTCGGCGAGCAGGAGGAAGCCACCGAGGACGCTGCCAAGGCTTTGGAGGACTTCACCAAGCGTTCGATGGACGCAGCCAAGGCGCAGTTCGACTGGCTCACTGCGACCCGGTCAGCGATGCAGTCCGGGGCGAAGTCGGTTGCCGAGTTTCAGGTGGACGCCAAGACCTCCATCGACGAGTACAACAAGCAACTTCGCGAGAACATCGAGCGGATCGGCAGGTGGAAGGACAACCTGCTACGGATCATGCGAGAGACCTCGCCCGAGTTCGCTGCTGAACTGGCGTCGATGGGCATGTCGGGTGTCGAGTTGGTGGACTCGCTCGCTCGTAGCGGTGATGATCTCCAGGCGACATTCCGCACGTGGCTCGGCTACAGCGCGGTCATGAGTCGTGACGTTACCGACGAGTTCCGCAACACCGCCGAGGGCGCAGCGCACGAACTGCAGCGGCTTGACGCGCTGACCGGTCAGATCTTCGCCGATCTGATCCAGCAGGCTGGCATTGACGCCAAGATGATCGGCTGGGCGTCGGTAACCGGTGTCGCCGACAGCATGGGCGAGGGCATTCCGCAGTTGCAGTCCAAGGCGCGCGAGATGGCGCGCGAGATGCTGGACGCCGCTAAGCAGGAACTCGGCATCCGTTCACCCTCAGCAGTGTTTGCCTCCGAGGTCGGCGAGCCAATCGGCTTCGGTGTGGCCGAAGGCATTTCGCGCACGGTCATCGAAACGAAAGACGCAATCTTCGCCCTCATCGACGACCTGACCTACGAGGCTCTCCAGGGCGTGGATCGTTTCAACGACGCCATGCAGGACGTGCTCAAGAGCGCGCAGGCAGCCTATGACGAGGTCTGGAACACGATCCAGGGTCGGCGCTCGCAGGAACAGACGACGAAGCGTGTCACGGACGCTGAGGACGCCCTCGCTGACGCCAACGATCGGGTCACCGACGCCACTCAGGCCGTTAGTGATGCTGCGGCAGAACTGCTGCGGTTGCGCGCCAGCGGCGAAGCGACAGCGAAGGACCTCACCGCAGCAGAGCGCAATCTGGAGCGAGCACAGAAGGACCTCGACCGGGCACAGAAGGATGTGCAGCGCTCGACCAAGTCGCTAGAGGACGCGAACCTTGCTCTGCTGAAAGCGTCCGAGTACCTGCTGGAGCAGGGACCAGAGTCGGTCAAGAACTTTGAGAACATCGCTCGTGCTGCCGGTCTGGAGAAGACCGAGATCGACCAACTCGTCCGCCGGTATCTCGATCTCGCAACGGCACGCAGAGAGGCCGCTGAGGCTGCTCGGCTCGCTGGCGAGGTGGATCGTGAGATCGCTAGGGGCACGCAACGCTCGGCGTCTCAGGCGGCGAATGAGGCGGTAGTGGCGGCTGTGCAGGAGCGCGAACGAATCGCTGCTGCTGGCAAAGACCCCGGCGCGGCTACTCAACGCGCTGCGAACGCTGCGATCGCTGCGGCGCAGGCGTTCGCGCAGGAAACCGGAGCGGCTGCTGGGTCTCGTGCGTTCGCGCAGAAGCAACTCGACGTGCTGCGATTCCTCGTGCAGGGCACGCCGTGGCTCGGTGGTCCCCTCAAGGGCGTCATGGATGCGCTCGCTCGTCAGATCGGTCTCGCTAACGGCGCTATCGTCGCTGGCCCTCGGCTGGCTGTCGTGGGTGAGCGTGGAGCGGAGGCGGTGGTACCGCTGACGCGCCCGAGCCGTGCGATGCAACTTCTGGAGCAGTCCGGTCTCGCCGACATGGTGCGCGCCAACAGCGACAGCAGTCCGCTCGTCAATATTCAGTCTGCGACGTTCATGGACGGCACCGACGCCGATCTGGTCGCTCAGAAAGTGAACGCCGCCTACGCCTCTAGGGTGGTCCTCGCATGACCGTTCTCTGCTCTCCTCAACTCGGTCAGGGCACCGCCGTTCTGCGCGCTCACGGCCTGCCAGATCTTGACCTGTCATGCGGCAATGGCTGGGTGCTCACAGAGTTGGCGGTCGGATTCCCGTCTCAGAGGCCTGTGGTGCGCTCTCGCTCGCTTGCTGACGGGGCGATTGACCAGACCACCTATTTGGGCCAGCGAGCCGTCACGGCGCGCCTGACGCTCGATAATCGGGTTGCCACGACGCAGTCGCTCGTGGACTTGTTGATGCCGTTCCTGTCGCCTCGTCGCAGGCCGACGCTCACATGGTCGCTGCCTGGCTCGGCGACGGACTTTCGACAGTTGACCCTGCGAGGAGTGGACGCTCCGCTCGTCATCGAGCGACCTCGCTACACCACGCTCGTCGCCCAGTGGGTGAGCGAGCAGGCGTGCATGGTGGACCCGGTCGAGCAGTGCCTGAGCGTGGACCCGAACAATCCTGCCGAGGAGATCGGACGCGAGTACGACCTGACCTTCGATCGCGAGTACCTCGGCATCATTCCAGTCGGCGGCATCCTCGTGCAGAACTCGGGCACTTGTCTCGCGTCGTGGAAGATCACGCTCGATGCGTCGATGGTGGACCCGACCATGACGATCAATGGCGTGGACATGGCATTCACGCAGAACGGCGGTCTCACTCTCGTCACCGGGCAGACGTTGGTGATCGACCAGGCCGAGCGAACGGTGCTGCTCAACAACGACCCGACCCAGTCACGTTACGACCGGCTGAACTTTGAGGACTGGGACTGGGACGACCTCGCTTTGCGCCCCGGTGCGAACATCGTTCGTCTGCAAGGCTCAGGGTTCACCTCGACGTCGCTTATGACGATCTGCTGGCGGTCCGCATGGCTGTGATCCCGTTCACGCTCGGCGTCGGACCGTCAAGCGGAACGAGGCCCGTACAAGAGGTGACCGACTTCGATCGCTGGACGCTCGACAACAACCTCGATGACGGATGCTCAATCTCTTTCACAACCCGAGGCGACTCGGTCGCTGCGTCGCTCATCGACGAACTCGTGACTGACATTTGGCTCTACCGAGGGCCGACTCTCGTTCAGCGATTCCGAGTGACGAGCGTCGAGCAAATGTGGAACGCTGACGGCAACGACACAGTGGTCATTATCGGCACTTGCTACCGGCGTCTGCTTCGCAAGTCGCATGTGCGTTCGGAGTTGGTGTTCACCCAGATAGCGCAGGATCAGATCATTCTGGACCTTGTCAATCACGCGCAGGCGGCGACTGGCGGCAATCTGGGTATCACCGCAGGCATCCTCGCATCGAATACTTTGCGCGACCGTATCTATCCGCAGGGAACGAACATCTTCACAGCCATTGTCGAGTTCACCCAGATTGACGACGGCGTGGAGTGGAACGTGTCTGCTGCTCTCGGGCTGGACGTGCGAGACCGGTTGTCGCTGCCCCTTAGGTCGATGCCGGTGCAACTCGGCGTCACGGCGCGCATGCTGAGCCGACCCTCCTCGGCGCAGCAGTTCGCCAACGCTGCAATAGCGATCGGGAACCCCGAGAACACCGACGCCGTCATTGCTGAGGACCCGAACCTCGCGACTGACCCTCGGGGACGGTGGGAGCGGTTCGTGTCGGTCACCGCTGACACTCAGCAGGAGGTCACTGATCTGGCTGTCGGTCTCGTCGAGCAGTCGGTGTCTCCGCTTGCGACATGGATCATCGACATGGACCCCGACCGCTACTTCTCAGATGCCGAGTACGACATCGGCGATCAGGTCTCGATCGTGCAGCCACGCTCGACGGTGTTTGCGATTGGCACGCCGACGCCTCGGGTGATCGCTCAGATCATCTCGCGCTCGATCTCGCAGACCGCAGACGGCGAGGTGACTGTCATCATCACAGCAATCGAGGTGCCATGAAACCGCGCGCCGTCACCGACCCGGTCGATCGCCTGTCATCCACGCTCGTGGATCTTCAGTCTCGGGTGCGCGCCCTGGAGGTCGTCAGTCATCGGCATGTGAATACGTTCGGGTCGTTCTACGACCTCACCGATCAGACCGCTAGCGCGATCAATACGCCTCGACCGGTCACGTTCGACACGACGGTGCTGTCCTACGGCATCAGCATCCAGAACGGCTCTGAGATCACCATCGAGACTCCCGGCGTCTATTCGCTCACGTTCTCGCTCCAACTGCATCACGCTGGTGGCGGTGGAGCAGGTGAGGACTTCTACTGCTTCCTCCGCTACAACGGCGTCGCCTACGCCGCCTCGGCATCGCACGAGGTGATCTCAAACAACCGCTACTCCGTCGTCACGGTGAACTTTGTTGGCGAGAGTCAGGCACCGGGCGACTATGTCGAGATCATGTGGGAAACGAACAACCTCAGCATTCGCCTGGAGCACATCCCAGCGTCAGGGTCTCGTCCGGCGGTGCCGTCAGTCATTGCCACCCTCGTGAGGGTCCCCGGACGTCAATGAGCGCAGAGTGATAACCTCGGGTCCGTGACGGTCGT